CAATATCCTATTGTTTAACCTATATTATAAAATATTAATTATGAGCTTATATAAAGAATTTTCACTACTATTCCCTTACTTACAATCAGTTAGAAAAATTGAAAAATATTTAAGTTTTGATGTTGCTTTCCCAATGAGTTGGAAACTACCTAAAAAATATGTTGAGGAAGATAAAGTAATGGAACAAGAAAGTACAATGACTGACCATAGATTTTTTTCATTTGTTAGTGAAATAAGTGAGAGTAATGTTGAAAAAACTTCTGAAAATTTACAAAATATTATTAAATATAATTTAGAGAGAGAAGAAAAAGACAAACTGTTCCAAAACAAAGTGGATGAATTAAAAAATATTTTTGAAAAACAAAATTTAAATAATTTGAAAAGTTTAAAATTTAATATAAAAAATACTAAAATTGAGTTAGAAGATAATGAAGAAGAGCTTAAAACACCTAAACTGGTATCAGAATGAGATTAAAAAAGATGAGATTGATTTACATAATGAAAAATCAAAATTAATCAAAGATATAGTAAAAATAAAAAAGGAGGACATTCTTCCAAAACAAATAATACCAGAAAAACTTACATTATGGATGAGAATAAAAAAAGTGTTGATGGGATAATTCAAAAATTGGCGATGATATCTGATGCTATTGAAAGTTTATTCCCCGATGGAAAATGTATGATAGCTTTTGAACTTAAAGAGAAAGATTATAAAACAGTTCAAAAAAATTTCAGAGATGTTGACCGAAATTATAAACAATTCAAAATTGATATTTCAAACACTGAATTTATTTTTTTACTGGATGAGTTGTTGAATACCGAAGAAGGTAGTCTTTTGAAAACCCCTGATTAATTAATAAATTATACAGGGATTTTTTTTGGGTGATGGAATAATCTTTAACAAACATACAATCCATTCTTTTTTCTGAAATGAATTTATTTGAAATAGAATCTATAAAACGAGAGGAATCATACTCGTTTTTTAAAATGAATAAATTAACTTTATCGTCATTCTGAACGATAATTTTATTATTTAATTTTGATACTAATTTAAACCCCACTGGGTCTAAATATAATTTAATAAACTCGAGAGAGTTTATTTTTTTATTTAAAGTGAGGTCTAATAAAGTCTCCTCAATTTTATAGGTTATTATTTTTGTTATTGTATAATCATCATCGTCTAAATTAACTTTAATTTGTCGACCCAACTCATCTTTTAAATATACAGGAAGAAATGTATCGGGAGACTTTTCCAATATTGCTAATTCATAACTACACTCATCCCCATTCGTATACTTTTTTTCAAAAATAACATCATTACTTTGATTAGATAAGGTAATAAATAAATCATCTGACTTTTTATGTGTCTTAAATTTATTGATTATTTTCTTTTTTATTTTATTTTTGAATAGAACAATTAAGTAATTCATGTTGATAGTTGTTATTAAATAGATTAGTTTTAAATTAAATATAAGTAAATAAGTATGAAAAATTTTTATGAGACATTAGGTGTTAATGAAACAGCTACCCAAGAAGAGATTAAAAAATCCTATAGAAAATTGGCGGTGGAACATCATCCGGATAAAGGTGGTGATGAGAATAAGTTTAAAGAAATTTCTGAAGCGTTTGATACAATAGGGGACAACGATAAACGCCAACAATACGATAATCAAAGGTCAAATCCTTTTGGTGGTGGTTTTAACCCATTTGGTGGTGGTGGAAACCCATTTGAAGATATGTTTAATAACATGCACTCTCATAGACAACCATCAGTTCCGGATAAAGTGATTGAAGTTATGGTTGGGGTTTTAGAAAGTTATAATGGTTCTGATAAAACAATCACATATAGTAGAAAACATAAATGTGGCGGTTGTAATGGTAGTGGTGGTGATAGGGTAAATTGTGGTACTTGTAGAGGAGAAGGGTTCACAATCCAAAGAATTGGTACAGGAATGTTTATTCAGATGGTGAGACAAGTTTGTTATTCTTGTAATGGAAAAGGGTTCTCATATTCAAGAGTTTGTGGGTCTTGTAATGGAGAAACAACCAAAAGTTCTATTGAAAATTTATCAATTAAATTACCTCATGCTGTGGATGATGGACAATTTTTAAGATTACAAGGGAAAGGTGATTTCCATAATGGTATTTACGGAAATTTAGTTTTAAGGATTAAAGTTTCACCTGAAAATAATTTTGAAAAACTTGGTAATGATTTAGTGTATAATACCTTTTTTGATTTAGAGTCGTTAAAGAAAGATACTTTAGATGTTAATCATCCAAAAGGTAATATATCGGTTAAATTGCCGATTGACTTTGACACAACAAAACCCCTTCGAGTTAAATCTAAAGGGTTTAATAATGTTGGGGATTTGTTTATAAAATTAAATGTTAAATTCTCTCGTAAGTAATTTTAGAATAACAACATAAGTTCTTTAATCAATTTTATAGTACCATAAACTGATGAGAATAAAATATAAGATGAAAGGATTATCATAAGCCAATCGGTGTTTGATATTCCTTTTTTTTTGCAAGATTTACAACCTGCTTTTTCACCCTTTGTATTTTGATTAATGTTTTCTGTTGTTTTAATGTCTTTTTCGTCGATAATCTGACCTTCTACTGTTTCCATATAAATAATATTAATTTATATCAAATATAGGGGAAAAATTTTAAAAGAAAAACTATTTTTTTCTCAAAAAAACTTCACTTTTTAACGCACTTTTACTATTCTTTGGGATATTTATAATATATGGGAAAGATTGGACGACCTAATAAAAATGACGAAGATAAGAAAGTTAAATACGGAATAAGTATTAACCGATATCTTTTTGATAAAATGAAAAACGAGGAGGTTAGTATTTCCAAGTTTATCCAAAAATTAGTTAAAGAGTATTATGAGAAAATATAGTTTTAATGAACATTTTTTTGATGAGTTAAATGAGAAGTCGTCATATTGGTTAGGGTTTTTATATGCGGATGGGTATACCAGAATGAAAGATGGTAAAAGTGGAGAGTTAAAATTAAAATTAAAAGATACTGATAAACCCCATATTGAAAAATTTCTTACAGATATAGAATGTGACAAGCCAATAAAATGCGGCATAGATGGTAAATCTAAATTTTGTTCGGTAACGGTTTATTCAAATTTATTGGTTAATAGATTATTTGATTTAGGTTGTGTTAATAATAAAACATTTAAAATAATATTCCCCAATATTGAACCTAATTTAATTAAACATTTTGTTAGGGGTTATTTTGACGGGGATGGGTGTATTAGTAAGATTAAAAATAAATGGCATCACGTCTCGATTGCGGGGAATGAGGGGTTTATTATTTCATTGAAAAAGTTTTTATCGGACAATGGTGTTTATAAATTAAACATTTACTCTTCCGGTAAAATAAAAATATTATCAATAACTAATTTGACGGATGTTTTTAAATTTAAAAATATTATATATAGTGATGATACTGTTTTTTTAGAAAGAAAAAAAAATAAATTTAATGAGGTTATAAATAATTTTGTTAGTAAAGAAGAATTTTGTGATTTGATTAAAAAGAATAATTTAATTACATTTAATAAATACGTGAGTTATATTGCGTTTAATAAACTTTCAAGATTTCCAAGAAATCCTGAATCAGAATATAATTTTAAATTTTAATAATATGTTAAGTTGGATTGGTGGTAAGAGTAGAATAGGTAAGTGGTTAATAGAATATTATCCAAATGATATGGAAATATATACCGAGAGTTTCGGTGGAATGATGTGGTGTTATTTTAATATGGATTTAAGTAAATATCCAAATCTTAAAAAAATTGTATATAATGATTTGAATCCGTTAAATTATAATTTATTTCAGTGTATTAAAAATCCCTCAAGATTATTAGAGGAGATAAATAAAATCCCTTGTCAAGAAAAAGGAGTGTTTCCTACACCAGAAATATGTAAAGAACAATTTATTAAATTTCAGTCTGAAATTTTTAAAGAAGGGTTTAATGTTGGTGAATATAATTATGAAGTCGCCGCGAAATATGTTTATGTGGTTACTCAAGTTTTTAGTGGTTCTAAACCTGAAACAAGTTCGTTTATTGACCTTAAAGGAAAGTATAAATCAAAATATCTAACATTCCGAGACAAATTATCTAAACCTGATTGGGTGGAATATTTTCTTAATATTACTCATATTGAAAATATGGATTTTGAAGATTTAATATTAAAATATGATTCTGATAAAACGTTTCATTATGTGGATGCGCCATATTGGAAAACAGAGAACTATTACAATAATCATGACTTTGATAGTAAAGACCACGAAAGATTAGCTAACACATTAAAAAGGGTTAAGGGTAAATTTGGGATGTCTTACTATGATTTTCCCCAATTACAAGTATGGTTTCCTCAGAATCAATATCAATGGGAGAGAAAATTATTTGCAAAAGCGGCTGCGGCTAAGAAGGGTAAGGTACAAACAATGGGTGAAGAAATTTTAATTATGAATTATAAAAATTAATTTGGATTATTAAAAATTATCATTATCTTTGTCCCGTCAAACAAAAGTAATGGTGTTTGGTGAATTATTTATAAAAAACGAATATTTATAATAAAAAACTATTAAAATGAAAATAACCTCAGTATTATCAAATTTGATTACAGAACAATCTCGTTTCCAAGTATTATACGACAAATTAGTTAAACCAACTGTTGCGGCAAAACCAACAGCTCCGGGACAAAAACCTAAAGGAGCTATGGATTTGGACACATTAAAAACAATAATATTTGCTGACCCAACAACTAGAGTTCCTCAAGATTTTGATAAAGAAGGGGCTACTTTAGAAGATATGGATAATGTTAAAGTTGGTAAGTATACTCAATGGATGTTAAAACATTTTATAAGACCGACTTTTACTGATGAGAGAGCTGACATTGAAGTTGGTACTCCGGAATATAAGAGAGTTGCTCAAGAATATAGAAGAATGTTTTTAGAAGACATTGATAAACTTGGTGTTGATTTATTGAAACACGAGCGTTTTAAAGGAAGAATTCCGGAGGAATTAAGGGATATTAATAAAATAACTCCAGAACAATTATATACCGCCGTAGAAGATTTTAAATTATCTAAAGATTCTAAATCAAATAAGGCTGAAAGATTAACTAAAGAAAATCCTTTTGCTTATCCTGGGTCAAAAATTGATTTTGTAAGTCCAAGTTGGACTGTTGTAACAATTAGTGATATGAGTCAACCGGCAAAAGAGGCGGGTGCTTTTTTTGGTGGGTATTATGATACTGCTGACCAATTTGGTGAAACAAGTTGGTGTACATCAAAACTTGACGGAACATATTTTGATTATTACTTAAACCAAGGTGGACAATATTATGTTGTATTACCAAATAACGATACAGAATTTAGTGATAAAACCGGATTACCAAAAAACAGATACCAATTCCATTTCCCGTCTAGTCAATTTATGAATAGAAGAGATAGACAAATAAATCTTGTTGAATTCTTAAATGGTGAAGGGAAAGAACTTAAAGAATACTTCAAAAAAGAATTTGCCGAAGGTTTGGTAAAAACTGGTGGAGATACTGTTGAGGTAAATTATCCGGAAAGTTCATCAGGTAAATTTGTTGCTCTTTATGGGTTTGACGAATTGTTTGAAAGTTTACCTGATACCATAATTCGTTTATTAATCAGCAACAAATCTAATGAAAATATTGTATTAGAAGTTCCAGATTCGGTTGGTAGATTTGTAAATCTTGAAGCTTTATTATTACAAAACATTTGTAAAAGTTTACCGGAATCAATTGGTAATTTAAAAAATTTACAATTTTTATCATTACAAAACAATCCTAGTCTTGAAAGTATTCCGGAGAGTGTTTCTGAACTTCCTGAATTGGTCTTTATTAATTTAAGAAATAGTAATCCAAATATTAAGATACCGGAAAAAGTTTTAGAAAATCTTAGTGAACAAGAACCAGGGTTTTGGATAGTTTCCTAAATTTCACCTTTTAAAAAATAATGATATGAAAAATGTTGATGTTGAAATCTACATTAATCAATTTATAACTTTCTTCGATAAGAACCCCAATGATTTAATAGATTTGATTGGGGACTTATTGAAAGATGACTTCTATGAAAAAGTTAAAGAACAATGTTATAAGAATGTGGAAAACAACGAACCTGTTGAATTAACAAAAACACAATTAATTAGTGTTGTTGTTGAATTAAAAAATATCCAATATGATGAGATAGAGGCCAAAAATGTTGAATCAATTATCCAACGAACCCAATTTGCGTCTTTTTCTTTAAATTAATTGTTTTATCCCAAAATTTATTGTATCTTTGATAAAAATAGATACCTATGCGTCAAGAGATATATAATTACACAATCAGACAACATCAAACAAAAGAATATCATAGTTCTAACCCTATAAAACAGGTGTTGACCGAGTGTCCTTTTTCTGATGATTATGACGCTAATATGACTCCTTGGGGTAGTTTTACCTATAAAGACACTCATAACACTGAAGATGAGTTTAAAAATAATTACTCAAACCCATTGTGTTCCTTATCATTTGAGAGAGTAATAATCTGTGTTACCACCGATGAGGATAAAATATCATTTAAAATTTTCCAATACGCTAAACGACGACGACTTGCTGGTAAGTGGTTCAAGGTGAATACTAAATGTCAATTCGTAACATTTAATTCTAAAAGTAATTCATTATACACAGGTTCCTTAACTAATTATCATCTTAAAACAAAATGTAGAAAAAATGTTAGAAGGTGTATGTTTAATGTTGACCCAATAAATAAAATAAGAGTTCATTTAAGAGAGATTCTAAATGGTTTTTTGGCTAAAGGTATTATTGAGGATGTTCCGGAAAAAATAAATGAAATCATTAACTCATTTGTAAATGCCATTCCTGGTACTGAAAAATATTTAGATATGTCTCCCGATATGAGAATTTACAAAAGATATTTGGATAATTCGGGTATTAAATTCCCAAATAATTGGTTTGAGTTGATGACGGTATTTCCGCAACCAAAGAAAAAAGATTTGGTGAAAAGAGATTTTAAATATATTGACGCCTTTATGGATGTTCATAATGTTAGTGGTGATAAATTAAAACGAATATTACATACCGTTAAATCTTGTAATTTTGAGACTTATGATTTTGCTTGTAAATTATTTGGGAAAAATTATATAACTTCTCAAAATGATGACATAATTAAAAAAATGTTGGAGAATCCCATAATGGGGTTTTATATTGGCGTTGGTAGTGAGTTTTTAAATAATAAAGAGAAAAGTAACGCTTTTGAAATTTTTAAGTTAGTTATTGATGGGGAAATTAGTAGTGCGACTTATAGAGACCATTTTAGATTTTATGATTCATTAAAAAGATTTGAAGAACCGGTTAAATGGAAATCAAACACACATACTGAATTTATTGAGGAACATTTTGAATGGTCAGAAAAACATTCTCATTATCATTCGGGGGATTTCACAAGGGTTTATAATGAGAAATTTATCCAAGAAGTAAATGATGTCATCCTTCAAGCGGATGATTGTTATATACCTCTTGTATTACAAACCACCAAAGATTATAATACGGAATCAATATCTCAATCTAATTGTGTTAAGATATATATAAAAACACCACAATCTTTATTAATATCATTACGAAGAGGTGATATTGATTCTAGTGATAGAGCATCAATAGAATATTGTATATCGCATAATGGTAAAAAATTTAATTTACATAGAGTTCAAACTTTAGGTAGATATAATAAATTGTTAGATAATAGTTGGGATAAAGTTTTGAATGTGTTGGATGATAGAATTTCAACTTTGGTTGATAATAAATTATTTGATACTTTAGAGATTATTGCTAAAGTTAAGGGAAAAGAAATACAATCAGATTATAAAACAACAAAAGGAATAGGATTACACATTGCTGGTACCACACCACCAATAGTTTATAATTTAGGGTGGGAGAACGATTTAATTTATAAAATGAATTCTTATAATTCTAATTGGGCTGTAGAGATAGAAAACAACGATAACTTATTTGATTTTTAATATGGAAGAAATACCACAAAATTGTATAGACACCTTCAAGGAAAGGTTTGGTTTATACCCGAGCATTATTGACTTACGAGTTACACCAATATCTCCAAAAGATATGGATACATTTTTAAGTAAATCCCATCTATTATGGTATGAAGATTGGATGAATGATGAATATATGACATTGCATCAAGGTAGATTATATGAATATGACTCAACCGGAATTTTAATTTATAGAAGAATGGAAACTGATATATTTATTTTAACAACGGTGGATAAAAAAAATGTGGTGGATTATATGATATCACAATTAAAACGATTAACAATAAAAAAAGATTAAAATTATGGAAATTACAACAGAAGAATTAAAACAAAAAATTGAGAATGGTGATAAATTAATCGTGGACTTTTGGGGCACTTGGTGCCAACCCTGCCGCGTAATGAAACCTGCCTTTGAAAAACTTTCAGAAGAATATAGAAATCAAAATTCCGAGGTTCAACTATATACAATGGATGTCGATAAAAATCAAGAATTCGCTTCTTCTTTAGGTATTAGAGCAATACCCACTGTAAAATCATTTTCAGAAGGTAAAGAAGTTTATTCTCAACCAGGAATGCAAATGGAATCCCAAATAAAAGAATTAGTTGATAACTTACTAAATGGATAAGTTATTAATTCTTTTCACAATGGAAGGGTGTCCTTTTTGTACCCAAATGAAGGACAAACTAGTTGAGTCCGACATATTCTTTGTTGAAAGAGATATTAATGAACATAAGGACGAATACGATATGTTTGTGGAGATAACAGAAAATGATTTTGTTCCCGCATTTATGATTGTTGAATCTCCGGATGTTAAACCGAATAGTTTATTATTTGCTCCCGAAAGAGATTACAATGAAATTGATGAAGGAATTGCAATAATCAAAGAACATTTTGGAAAATAAATATAATCCCCTTGATTGGGGATTTTTTTTGTCCCATTTATAAAAATAAAATTGTTTGTATCTTTTTATTTAAAAATCAAATAAACGATTATTTATATATAAAGAGACAATGACTTATTATTTTCAAACTTGTTGTACTAAATCTAATAATTCAGATAATTATTTTGGGTTAAGTAATTATGTTGGTGATACACCTAATCTTAATCAGGTTTATTCTATAATAACACCTGAATTTAGTGCTTGTGGATATGTGATTGATGAACCTATCCCAAGTAATTCAAAAATATATAATGGAAGTGATGCGATATTAACAAACTATGATGATTGTGTTACTTGTATTGGTAGTGATGACTCCGTTAGTTGTTTTCCTCCGCCATCACCAGTAATAACAGCATATACTCTATCAAATGAATGTAATGTAATAACCATTTTCCCAATGGGGGTTGCTTGTAATCCAAATGATACAAGAGACCCATCATACCCTGGAGCTATTGATGGTAAGGCGTCGGTTACAATAAGTGGTGGTACACCACCGTATAAAACTGTATGGTGGAATGGGGGTGTAGATAATAAAGGTAGTATATCACCGGCAATTCAGAATTTACCTGCCGGGTTATATACGGCAACAACAACAGATTTTTGGCTTGATTATACGGCAATAACGGTATGTACTTTAACTGACCCTGCCGAAGTATCTAAAACTCCAACGCCAACTCAAACTCCTACCATGACACCTACACCTACTATAACACCTACTATGACCTCAACACCTGGTGCGTCACCTTCCCAAACTCCAACTCAAACACCTACAATAACTCCAACAATGACGATGACTCCAACAATGACAATGACACCTTCATCAACAAAACCGGCAACACCATCGATATATACTTATTTTTCAACATCTGTTACTCAAAATGAGACAACCCATAATATTAATAATTCAACAACGGATTACGAGGCTAAATGTTTATGGGAAAGTTATTATGTGAATTTAAATGGTGACCCAAATGGTTTTAATTTTAAAACATTTGTAAATATTGGTATTGGGGTTCAATTATATAATTTTAATAACACGATATATCTTGGAACGACTAAATTTATTTTAGATACTGATTTAGGACCAACACCTGGATATACATATCCTGGTAGATATGTTGTTCATACCACTTTGGGAGTTATTGATTCAATAATTAATTTTACTGATATTGAATCTTGTCCTGTTATAGCGACTTGTGCTGTAATATATAATGATAATCAAGATAAAGTTTGGTCATATAATGTTTCGACAAATACTTCAACATTATTAACAATGCCTGCAGAATATTCTGGTGGTAATGATATTGCTCATACCTCAAATAAACTTTGGGAACCAATTGGTCTTAGTTTTAACGAATATAATATAACTTTACCATCATTTAGTGCGATATTTAATCGTAATATCCCCTCTCCATTAAATTTTAGTAATTCTGCGGGTCTTGCGGCGATTTCGGACACAGTTATTTTAGCGGTAAATACTTTTAATAGCCCTAACGAAGTTGTTGAAATAGATATATCAGGTGTAAGTCCTGTTATGACAACTAAATTTCCTTTAATAGTTGGTAGATATATCACTGGAGATTTTTATAGAACACTCGCTTATAAATTTTTGGTACTTAATACTGATGCTTTTACTGATAAATGTTATTTAAGTCAATGGAATTATTTAACAGGAACTTTAGAAGTTGATGTTGAATTATTATTACCGAATAATAGTTGTGCGACATATGGTATTTTCGAGGATAGTGGTAATATCTATATAACATCGGTTAACCTTGATGGTATAACCACAAATCTATATATGATTGGTAAAAATTATCCATATAATATAACATCTGTTAATAGTGTTTCAAAAGTTATTTCAGGAGCGTCTCAAATACCTAGTTGTTTATTAACTAATTTAAATGTTTCCTCATCATATCTTTGTTCATTGAATGATGTAACAATTGGAACTCAAACTTGGGCGGCGTGTAATTTAAATGTTCCTACTTATAGAGATGGTACATTAATTCCACAAATCACAGGAACAAGCCAGTGGGCGACATTAACAACAGGTGCTTGGTGTTATTACAGCGGTAGTACAACAACGGGAGACACATATGGTAAGTTATATAATTGGTATGCTGTGATGGGAATTTGGAATGAGGCCTCAAAAACTGATGTAGGTCAAAGAAAACAATTGGCACCATCAGGATATCACATTCCAACTGATACAGAATGGACAACTTTAACCACTTATTTAGGTGGAAATAGTGTTGCGGGTGGTAAATTAAAAGAAACAGGTACAGTACACTGGTTAAGTCCCAATACAGGAGCCTCTAACTCTAGCGGTTTTACAGGATTACCTGGAGGTTGGCGTTCAAACTTTGGAGGATTTAATAATATTAGAAACAATGGTGGGTTTTGGAGTTCAACAGAAGTTGATAGTGATTTTGCTTGGCTTCTATATTTGGCTGCTAATACCAGTGTTGCTAATAGATATGGTTACAATAAAATATATGGTTTCTCAGTAAGATTAATAAAAGATTAATAGATGAAAGCAGTTGCGATATATTCAGTATCAGGGTTAAATCCTCCATACACAGTTTATGCTTGTGATATATACGGAAACCAATGCATTTTGGTGTCAATCATTAACGTACCTCCTTCTCCGTATGTAAATATATTTTTACCACCGCAATTTGATAATGCTCCTTCATTGGGTATTAAATTAATTACTTCAGATGGTTGTGAGGAGTTTAAAATCTATTCTTGTGTTGTTACTGTATCCGGTAAGGAATTCCAAGATTTGGTAGATTTTGAATTTATGGATAATATCTTGTACGATTTCCAAAATTAAACTATTTATCACATATAAATATTATTTAAAAAATGAGATTAACCGATAGACTTTTAGCGACTGGCGTAACTGTTAATGACTTAATACATATTGTTAAACCTTATGATACGACGCAAAGTCCTCAAGGGTCATCATATAAGGCCGAAATAGGTCAAGTATTAAATATATTCCCATATATTACAGGAGGAACTTATTTCTCTGCTGCAACAACATTGGAACTATACGACTCAACGGGTGGTATAGTTACAATAACAGGTTTTATTAATGGTACATCGGGAACATCTGGTGCTAATGGTACTTCAGGTGCTAATGGTACTTCAGGTGTTAATGGTACTTCAGGACCTAGTGGTTCATCAGGTGATAGTGGGACATCGGGAACATCAGGAACATCGGGTAATAGTGGGACATCAGGGACATCGGGGACATCAGGTGCCGGTGGTTCTTCAGGTACTAGTGGAATTAATGGTTCATCGGGGTCTTCAGGTATAACGGGTTCGGCTGGTACTAGTGGAACAAGTCCTAATCCTCCGGTAATAATATTAGGTGGTGGTATTAACTCATCTGTTAGATGTGGTGTTGGAAATACCGCATCAGGAAATTTTTCGGCAGCATTAGGAGGTAGTGGAAATACCGTATCAGAATGTTTTTCATTTATTGGTGGTGGTTTTAGTAATCGCGTATCAGGAACTACCTCATCAATTGGTGGTGGTTTATCTAATATAATTTGTGAGTTAGTATCTTCCTCATTTATTGGCGGAGGTCATGATAATATAGTTTCAGGTACTAGGTCATTCATTGGTGGTGGTTATTCTAATCGTGTTTTATCTGGACTAGGAACTATATCGGGTGGTTATGGTAATAAACTTTGTATTAGTGCATCTTATTCATCAATTGGTGGTGGTTATCTAAATACTATAACCAGTTGTTATTCTGTAATTGGTGGAGGTTGTTGTAATTGTGCAAATGGTAATTGTTCATCAATATTAGGTGGTATAGGTAATACAATATCTTCCTCATTTACACATACCAATATTATTGGTAGTAATATAACCGCAAACAGAGCATGTACCACATTTGTTAATGATTTATCTGTATGTAGTTTCACTAGTTCATCAGGATGTTTGGTGTGTGTGGGTTCTAATGGTTTATTGGTTACAACATCCGGAAGCACTGGTGGTAGTGGTTCTTCAGGAACAAGTGGTATTAGTGGTTCTAGTGGGACTTCAGGAACGAGAGGAACTTCAGGTACTAGTGGAAATAGTGGGTCTTCGGGGACTAGTGGTGTTAGTGGTTCTAGTGGAACTTCAGGAACGAGAGGTACTTCAGGTACTAGTGGTTCGTCAGGGACATCTGGTGCTAGTGGGGTTAGTGGTTCTTCGGGAACAAGTGGTTCATCAGGAACATCGGGAGCGACGGGTTCTAGTGGAACATCGGGAGCAAATGGTTCTAGTGGTACATCGGGAACAAGAGGTACATCCGGAACAAGTGGTTCTTCAGGAACAAGAGGTACATCCGGAACAAGTGGTTCGTCAGGAACATCGGGAGCGACGGGTTCTAGTGGAACATCGGGTGCAAATGGTTCTAGTGGAACATCGGGTGCAAATGGTTCTAGTGGTACATCGGGAACAAGAGGTACATCCGGAACAAGTGGTTCGTCAGGAACAAGAGGTACATCAGGTACTAGTGGTTCGTCAGGAACATCGGGAGCAACAGGTTCTAGTGGAACATCGGGTGCAAATGGTTCTAGTGGTACATCGGGAACAAGAGGTACATCCGGAACAAGTGGTTCTTCAGGAACAAGTGGTTCTTCAGGAACTAGTGGTTCTTCAGGAACAAGAGGTACATCAGGTACTAGTGGTTCGTCAGGAACATCGGGAGCAACAGGTGCGGCAGGTTCATCAGGAACGAGTGGTTTTAGCCCAACACCTCCGGTAATCGTATTAGGTGTAGGTACATACTCATCGGTTAGATGTGGTGTTAGTAATCAATCAAATGGAAATTGTTCAGCATCTTTAGGTGGTCAACTTAATATAGTAGATATTTTATCTCCTCATGGAACAATCGTGGGTGGTTGTAATAATATTTTATCAGGTGCTAGTCGTTCATTTATTGGCGGTGGTTGTTCGAATACTATAAGTTCAAATTGTGAATCTTTTATTGGTGGTGGTAGTGATAATACAATGTTGTCTAATATTTTGTATATAGGTGGTCGTAATACTATAAGTGGTGGTCATTTAAACAAAATGGGTCTATCTAATAGTGGTAATAATGGTTATTTATATGACAATACTATAGGTGGTGGGTTATCAAATACTATATATGGTCGTCAAATACAAAATTCAGTTATTGGTGGTGGTCTTTCTAATAAAATTTTTGGTCAATACCATTGTAGTTCAACCATCAGTGGTGGTAAATGTAATATAATAAGTGGTGTCACTACATCTTATGGAACCATAGGTGGTGGTTGTTCCAACATTATTGATAATAATAACAATTCATTTATCGGTGGAGGTAAATTAAACTGTATAAAAAAAGAATATTCTGTTGTTGGTGGTGGATACCAAAATAAAAATTATGGTCACTCATCAACTATCGCCGGTGGTAATACTAATAGTATACTTAATTGTAATGGAGTAGGTGGGTTTATAGGTGGTGGTTATTGTAATACAGTATCTTCATATAGTTCAGTTATTGTTGGAGGTCAATACAATTGTAATATAAGTGAACAATCGTTTATTGGTGGTGGTCAAGGTAATACTGCTTCTGGTAATCGTTCATTCATTGGTGGTGGTTTTACAAATACTGCTTTTGGTTTTATTTCAACAGTTAGTGGGGGTCGATGTAATAATGCTATTGGTACTTATTCAACAATTGGTGGTGGGAAAAATAATTGTGTAAGTTCAGGAAGTAACTGTTCTGTAGTTGGTGGAGGAAATTGTAATAGAAACTATGGTGTTGCAACAACAATTGCCGGTGGATATTGTGGTAAGATTCTTAGTTGTGGTTCAGGTGGTGGATTTCTCGGAGGTGGACTTAGTAATACAGTGTCTTCAAATCAATCAGTTGTTGTTGGAGGTTCTTACAATTGTAATACAAGTGCGGCATCGTTTATAGGTGGTGGTAGATGTAATAATATAACAGTTCATGAAGATGCTGTTATTGGTGGTGGTCTTTCTAATAAGACCAATGGTATTAGAGCGGCTATTTTAGGTGGTTGTGGTAATTACGCAACAGGTTATGGTTCAGGGATAGTTTCAGGTAATAATAATAAATCGGCTACCAAATTTGCTTTTGTAGGTGGTGGTCATGTGAATATTGTCTGTGGGTATCAAGGAGGTATTAACGGAGGTGTTTTAAATATGGTGGGTAATTCTCCAAAAATAGAAACATCTACAGTCCTTGGTAATTGTTCGTTAAGGTTTACTGGTAATTTAACTAGTTGTTTTGTAACTAATGATTTATTATTAACTTTTGATAATAATACTTGTTCAAGAAATGTTGTGGTAACGGCATCAACTTACTCCGCAGGATTCACCACAGTAAATGTTACCGGAGCAACAGCTTCGGTTGATGTGTTTGCAATTGGAAATCAACCATTAGTTAGAAATCTAACAAAATCTAGTTTTGGTGGAAGTAATTCATTTATTGGTGGTGGTGTTGGAAATACTGCTTATGGTGTAAATTCAACAATTGGTGGTGGATGTAAAAACTGTGCGACGGGTAACTATTCAACCATTGGTGGAGGTAGAATCAACACAGTGTCTAATTATGTTTCAACAGTAGGTGGTGGTGGTGGAAACATTGCTTCCGGTAGTACCTCAACAATTGGTGGAGGTGGTTATAACAAAGCGTCAGGGATGGCTTCAACTATTGGAGGGGGTGGTCAACGCTTCCAGTGTGGTGGGTGGTATGGTTATAGTAATACTGCTTCTGGAAGTTTTGCGACAATCGGGGGTGGTCAAGGTAATACCGCTAGAGGGAATGATTCATTTATTGGTGGTGGTTGTGGTAATGAGATTTTATTAGGTGCTACTTATTCAACAGTTAGTGGAGGTCGTTTTAATAGGGTTTCCGGTAATGCTTCAACCATTGGTGGTGGATGTTATGTTTCTGTTAGTGGAAATTGTTCAACAATTGGTGGTGGTGGATTTACTTATGTTAATGGTAATCCTGAATTTCAAAAAATTGTGGGAAGTTATTCAACTATTGCAGGTGGAGTGTCGAATCGTATATATGGTAATTGGTCAACTATTGCGGGTGGTTATAATAACTGTATAGGAAGTTGTTTTTCGTCAATTCTTGGTGGTAGTAGTAATCGAATACCATCAGGTATTACTTTTGCAACTATTGTAGGTTCTAACATTACTGCAGATAGAGGGTGTACAACATTTGTCAATAATATTAATATTACAAACAATAAAATATTTACAGTTCCAACATCTAATGGTGGTGCCGGAGAAGTTGTTTATTTTGGTATTGGAGCAACATTAACTGCCGGGTCAGTTTATTATTATAGTACTGGAGGTACTTGGACATTGGCAAATGCTACAACAGTTTCTGGGTCAACAGGATTATTAGGTATGGCGTTAGGGACAACAATTGCGAGTGGAATGTTGTTAAGAGGTTATGCTAAATTTAGTACAACATCATTTACTAGTGTGACTTTAGGTTCTATATTATATGTATCAACAACTGCGGGTGAGTTTAGTTCGACATCACCACCGGCTACTGGTAATAATGTTAGAATCATTGGTTATTGTACTGACGCAACAAACGACATAATATATTTCTGTCCGGATAATAGTTGGGTTGAGGTACTGTAAATCTAAATAAAATGGCACAATTACTTAAAAAATTTGATAATGTATTATTGGCTTCTATGAAAAAAGCCAACAATAATCCTATACCAAACACCATTAGAATTAATGGTGTTTTATTACCAATCGGTACCCCAACACCAACTCAAACACCAAATGCATCGCCATCGCAAACTCCAACAGTTACACCAACAAAAACATTAACTCCAACAGTTACACCAACTCAAACACCAACACCAACAATCACTAAAACTCAAACTCCAACGCCAAGTATAACACCGACAAAAACACCAACACCAACGAGTAATCCTGTTGTACCGACTTGTGCTGTACTATATAATGATAATCAAGATAAAGTTTATTATTATAATGTTTCTGCAAACACTTCAACATTATTAACAATGCCGGCGGAATATTCTGGAGGTAATGATATTGCTCATACCTCAAATAAACTTTGGGAACCAACTGGTATTAGTTTTAACGAATATAATATAACTTTACCATCATTTAGTGCGATATTTAATCGTAATATCCCCTCTCCATTAAATTTTAGTAATTCTGCGGGTCTTGCGGCGATTTCGGACACAGTTATTTTAGCGGTAAATACACTCAATAATCCTAACGAAGTTGTTGAAATAGATGTATCAGGTGTAAGTCCTGTTATGACAACTAAATTTCCTTTAACGGCTGGTAGAACTATTACTGGTGATTTTTATAAAACAACAACTAATAAATTTTTGGTACTTAATAATGACCCTGTTAATGAGATTTGTTATTTAAGTCAGTGGAATTATTTAACAGGGACTTTAGAAGTTGATGTTGTTCTAACAATTCCTTGTAATACTTATGGTATTTTTGAGTCGAATGGAAATATTTACATAACATCGGTTAATCTTGATGGTATAAATACAAAATTATATATAATTAATAAAAATTCGCCATACAATTTAGTATATGTTACAGAAATTAATAAAACAATTGCTGGTGCGTCTCAAGTTCCTAGTTGTTTAACGACTAATTTAAATGCACCCTCACCATATCTTTGTTCATTAAATGATGTGACAATTGGAACTCAAACTTGGACGGCGTGTAATTTAAATGTTCCTACTTATAGAGATGGTACTGTAATTCCAAAAGTGACTGACCCGGCTATTTGGTCAGGATTAACCACGGGGGCTTGGTGTTATTACAGCGGTAGTACAACAACAGGAAATACTTATGGTATGTTATATAATTGGTATGCGGTTAATAATACCGCAAATGGTGGATTAGCTCCGTTAGGTTATCATATTCCTACAGATGCTGAATGGACTACTTTAACAACTTTTTTAGGTGGTGAATCGGTATCAGGGGGAATATTGAAAGGAACTGGTACCACATATTGGAACACTCCAAATACGGGTGCTGTTAACACTTATGGTTTTACTGCTCTTCCAGGAGGTAATAGAAGTATTAGCGGGGTATTTACTGACATTCGTAATGGTGGGTATTGGTGGACTTCATCATCGGCTAATACTGTTAGTTCGTGGAGTCGTCAGATGAGTAATAGTAGTCAAAGTGTTAGTAGAATTAATACTAATAAAACAGTTGGTTTTTCAGTTCGTTTAATTAAAGATGTGCTCCCACCATCACAAACACCAACACAAACGCTTACACCGACTAAAACACCAACTCAAACACCTACACCAACATATACGCCAACGGTTACGCCAACAAAGGCTCCGATAATACTTAATGCTGATTATCTTGTTTTTACATATACATTCCCAATTACTAGTGGGAAAGATTTAGACACTCTTACTTATTTATATGTGAATAATGTGACGGGGACAACATATGCGAATACTTTTAACCCAGTTGGGTTTTGTACTACTGGAAATCTGGCGTCAGGTAAACGTGTTGGTCCTAATTTATGGTGGGGTGGTGATAATCAAAATACGGGTGGTTCCGAAAGTGTGTATGTAGATATTAAACAATTAAAACTTAGTGGAAGTGTTACCTCAATACAGTTAAATTGTCGAGCGAATTGGTATAGAAACACTCCAAATACAGGTACGGGCATTGTTCAAATACAAATGAAAGCTTATTCTGGTGGAACAATGATTAGTGATGGTAATTATGGTTTTATAACTTCCGGAGGTACACAAATAGGGACGACTTATACATTTGCTGATTCTACAATATTAATATCGAATGCTACGTGTTCAGGTACTGATTGTGTTGGATTTTTTACATATACTTTATCTACAGGTACCTTCGTAAAATCAAACACCTGTATTCCCTAATTAGTTAAAATATAACCAAATCTTTTATACGGTCTTTTATTAACCAAGGTTTTTTATCGAAAGGTTTTGTTAAGTCTTCTATTATATCATATGATTTTATTGTAGATTTAAATTTCAACATATCAAAATCAAACACATCTAATACCATTGAAACGATAGATTCATTATTATGGACAGATGTTGTATTAATATTAATCATGTAATCGTCATCATTATTTTTAATGTTAGAATATTTGAATTGTATTTTATCGGTGATTGAATGACAAAATAAATGATTGGTGATATATTCTGAATAATAAAATTCTAATCTACCCATATCTAAACTATATCCGTGTGGGAATTCGGATGTGATGTTTAAAGGTGAATAATTAAAAGTTGTTAAATCTTTAGTATTCTCTTCAGAATAATCTAATTCAAGGTTTAAACCATTAATATCAGAGATAGAATGATATTTTAATCCTTGAGTATCATTAGAGACATAATCAATGATTGATTGTGAATATATTGGTCTAACTGAATCATAAAACTCATAAGTGTATTCAGATTTCTTAACTAATTCGTGACCATAACTAATAACATCAATAATATTTATTTGTGTATAACCAAATTCAGATAATAGTTCTTTATATTCTTCCAAGAAAGAAGATTTTAATTTAGTCATATCTAATATCTTATTTGAATTAGTTAATCCGTTAACGATAAAAAATTTACCACAATCGGTTACTTCTATAACTGCATCAATATTATTTTCTTTAGTTAATTCTTTTAATAGGTAATCGGAGAATAAATTCACAATACCTCTATTTGATTTTTCGTTAATATATTTCATAATTTTAAACTTATACCAATTAATAATTAAAATTATATTAATTCTAAATAGAAAATAAAAAAAGGGACATAAAGTCCCTCAGATTTTTAACACAATAAATATTATTTTTTATTATAATATTTCTCAACAACTTTACGAATTGATTCTTGTATAGGCTGAGTTTTAGGCTCAGGAGCTTTAGGTTGAGACTGGCTCGTTTGTTGTGTTGTTTGTGTTTGATTCGAATTTCCTTTGCAACCGCATCCCATGATATATTTTTTTAAATGTTTATATCAATAAATATCTGTTATAATGGTAATATGTAAAGATTTTTTTTTAATTTTACATATTTATTATTATGAGTAGAAAAATTAGACTTACGGAAAAAGAGTTATATCGTTTTATTAAAACAATTGTTGAACAAGTTGAAGACGATTATTATAAAATGACACCTAAACAATATGTTGACTTAATGGTTTTAACCAGTTACAATGGGAGCTCAATAACGAGTCTTAAGAAATTTATGGGAAAGCCATTATGGATAACAGGAACTTTAGACCTTTCAAATACTCCAACAAATTCGTTGGGTAATATTGGTCGTATTGATGGTAATTTAAATATTAGTTATACTAATGTATCTAAATTACCTAAAATGGAGATTACAGGTTATATTAGTGATTATGGTTCACCTATACAAAAAAAACGAGAAATAGAGGAATTGAACAATAAGAAACAAACAATGAATCAATATAGAGATGGTGATGATTGGAGTATTGAAAAAGGTGATGAGTTAGGGTTAAAGGCTCAAGCGTTATTAAAATATTTAGTTGATAGTGGTGAGGTTGAAACTTTAGATGAAGATGATGAAGAAAAATTAAAAGTTTTAACAAAAAAGAAAGAAGACCTTGAGTCTCTTTATGATGATGAAGAAAGAGATGGTGACCCCGATGAAAATGTTGAAATATTAAATACCATTGAAGAAATTGAAGAAGAGATAACTGAATTAACTGATAATAAAATTGATGTTTATGATTTGTATCCTTATGGTTATGGTTATCATGATTTAACACAATTTGAGGTGTTATCACCTGGATTTAAAGACCAAGAATATACCGTTGGTTCTGATGATGAGATGGATAGTTCGGCTTTAGAATATGCAAAAGATTTAATTGATGATATAGGTGTTGATGGATTTAGAAGTGGTTTTATTGATTATTATATTAACGAAGATGAGGTTCTTGATTATTTTAGAGATTATTATGAAAATGATATAGCTAATGAACCGGATATATATTTTAGTGATGATGATTTTGAGTTAACCTCAGAACAAGAAGAAAGGAAAGAACAACTTGAATCTGAAATTGAGGAATATGAAGAAAGATTAAGAAATATGGATGATTCGGACTCAACAGAATACGAACAAACACAAGACCATATAGAATATCTTCAAGAAGAATTAGATAATATTGAGGTTGATATGGAACCATCCCAAGAAATGATTGATAATAAGGTTGATTCAATGTTAGATGAGGTTAGATATAACATTAAAAGTTATATGTCTGATTTTGGGTTAGATATATCAGAGTATGTTGATAAAGACGCTTTAGCTCAAGGATTAGTGGATGAAGATGGTTGGGGCATGATGAATGGTTACAATGGTAATTACGACAATGTTTATATTAACGATGATAGTTATAATATTATGAGGATTAATTAATAACTATTCATTTATTTATTATGGTTTCATATATTTAAATTAGTAATATATGGAAAAGAAACAAAAAAATAAAAAGACATCATTTATAATGAACACCGATTGGTTGTTTGATGGTGTGCTTGATGCAGAACAAAAACAATATGTTCTATTAGATTACTTCCAAAAGATGAATAAACATCTTGAGAGAATGGAGGTTTACCCAATGTTTATTGAACTTTCATTACATTTGGGTAATATGCAAACCTTATTGACACAAAACAAAATACTTTATATTGATAGAAAATTATCATCAAAAGATGATGAATTAATTTTTTCAGATTTAAAAGTTAAGGATATTCCCGTGCTAGCGGACGAAGAAGTAATTGAATACCGAAAAATTTTAAAAAATAGTCAACCCCAATTATACGACTATTTTAATTTTGCAAAGTCTATTTGGAGTATTGTTTATGACTCCATAGATGTTGTGATGAAGAAAAATAAAAGTAATTTATCAAACAAGTCAGGTTTTTTTTACTACAAATTACCGGATAAATTATATATTTGGCAATATACTAATAGAAAAATTTACAAAACAAAGAATCAAACCAAAACATCCTTAAAATTAATTTACGAAGGAGTCCAAGACGATTTGACAATTTCCCAAATTATATCTAAATTTTCTAAAACTTATGAAAAGAATAATGAAGAATCACATCCATTATTTGAAGTTTTTTGTAGTGATATTTTTCCATTAGAGGAAACATTAGTACCAATCTTTAAAAGGAAAATATTAGCGTATATAAGTCAAAGTGGAAAACAAAATAAAAGATTATTATCTTAATGGGATTTAATAAAAGAATAATTAATAAAAAATCAATAAAAAATTGTTTTAATAATAATTTAGGTTTAACTTTGTTGTTTAAATCGGATATGTTAATTCTGTCGGATAAAATATCGTCTAAAGTTTATAAATGGTATAATAAAGGATTACCTGAAGATAAAATTAAAGAAAAACTTAATTATGGACGAAAAACAAATTAACAATTTGATTGGTAAATTAAGACAACCAATTCACATTACTTATATTTCAAAGTATATTCTCAAAAAAAATATTGAAGAAACAAAAAAAGAGCTGGATTTTTTGATAGAATCCGGTATTATTGTAGAAAGTAAAGTAGCGAAAGATTATTATGTGGTTATCTAAAAAAACATATCATATTGGTAGTGGTTGTAGTCAAACAGTGGTTAGAATATTTAACTTTCCCCTCTTAATAGGTAAATCTAAAACTCAGTTTTATATTACTTCAGGTAAGAGTGGGGTTGGGTTTAAAATAACAACAAAACCATTGTTTTCTGTTAGACAGGGGTATAAAAAAAATATTAAATTAGGTAAATATTATATAGTAAAATTATGAGTAAAGAAATGGTGAAAAACCCAGACCATTATGGGGGTGCGGAAAATCCTTATGAGGCGATTAAGGTAATAGAGAATTGGTCTTTAGATTTTCATTTGGGTAATACGGTGAAATATATCTCAAGAGCGGGTAAGAAATATCCGGAGAAAGAATTGGAAGATTTACTCAAGGCGGCTTGGTATCTTAATCGTAGAATTGAAAATTTAGAAAAAAATAACAAGAATGTTAGTTGATATTGATGAGTACGCGGAAGGTGCGGTTTTATTAGATGGGTTAGAGGATGCTATCATTGGGATTGTTGAGGATTTTGGTTCCCCTGGAAGGAAAATGTTATATTCCAAACCAAGAATATTACACATCCTACAAGAGAGAGACCTGATGACTTATGGTGAGGCTGAAGAGTTTTATGATTATAACATATTAGGGTTATATGCGGGAGAACAGAATGCGGTGTTTTTAGATTTAGAGATTACACCAATAAAAAAAGAAGATGGTTGGGAATACCAATTAACAGAATAATATGATAGAGACAGGGAAGATTATAAATGGTGAGTGTGTTGAGGTTATGGGAACATTTCCTGAAGGTTGTGTGGATTTAGTGGTGACTAGTCCACCATATTCTGTTAACATCAAATACGATGTGTATAATGATAGTATTCCAATGGATGAGTATTGGGATTTTACGACAAAATGGTTAACTGAAGCGTATAGAGTGTTAAAGGATGACGGAAGAATCGCCATCAATGTTCCAATAGAAGTGAATGTTCAAGAAAGAGGAGGTAGAATATTATTCAACGCTGAATTTTGGATGAAGATGAAGGAAGTTGGTTTTAAATTTTACGGGATGGTTGATTTAACTGAGGATTCACCACACCGAGTGAGACAAACTGCTTGGGGTTGTTATGATAATGAAACTAAAGTTATGACAAATAATGGTCTTAAATTTTTTAAGGATGTTGATATTAAGACGGATTTATTTATGACATTAAATCCTACAACTAAAGAAATTGAGTATCAAAAGGCTTTTGATTATATTGAAAAACCATTTAAAGGTAAATTAGTAAATATTAAAACTCGTTCGGTTAATCTTACTATAACAGAAAACCATAATATGGTTAGAGTAGACAACTCTAAAATAGACGTTATACCATTTAATGAGATAACTCAAGAGGTTTTCACAATACCTAGAAGTCATAATGGGTTAAATAATGTTGTGGATGTGAAAACTGTTGTGATACCTCCTGTAGAGTATGGGTTAAGAAGTAAAAAAATATATAGAAATGAAGATTCGGTAATTGTTGATGCGGATGATTGGATGAGATTTTTAGGTATTTTTCTAACAGATGGTTCATTAACGTATGATGTTAAACGAGGTATATACAAAATATCTATTTATCAAACAAAAATAAAATTTTTAAAAGAAATTGAAGAATTGTTGGAGAGATTGCCATTTAATTTTGAATATAAAAAACAAAAAAACGAATATTTTTGTTGTTCAAAACAATTGGCGTCGTTTTTACTTGATACAAAAAGTAAAAATTTAAGAACAATACCTGATTATGTTTTTAATATGTCTAAAAGACAGAAAGAAATATTATTATTATGGATATTTTATGGTGATGGGTCTTTTACTAAAGACAATGAATTGTGGAAAATTTCTGTATGTAGTGAGATAATGAAAGACCAAATTCTTAGATTATTATTTGAATCGGGGAGAATTTGTTCATTATATAGTTATTTTGCGAAAGATAGACTTTGGAATGGTAAAATAATAAAATCTAATTACCCAATGACAACAATTCAAATCCTCAACAAAGAACAAAGTTATATAAAGAAAAAAAATGTTACCACAATTGATTATGATGATAAAGTTTATTGTGTGTCAGTACCTAATAAAACATTATTAGTTGAAAAATCAGGACAATTAGTGTGGTGTGGTAACTCATGGATGTCAGCGTCGAGCCCCTATATTTATAACCCAAAAGAGTGTATCATATTGGCTTATAAGAAAACGAGTAAGAAATTACTTAAAGGACAATCCCAATGGGAAGGAGAACCAACTAAAGTAATTCAGGAAGATGGAACCATCAAAAATAAGATGGTTTATAAGGATGAGGACAAGAAAGAGTTTATGAACTTGGTGTTTGGAAGGTGGGAATATTTTGCAGATACTAAATCATTAACTAAAGCCACATTCTCAATGGATATACCTGGGAAGGCGATTAAGATACTTACATATAAGGATGATATTGTTCTTGACCCCTTTATGGGAAGTGGAACATCAGCTGTAGCGGCAGAAGTATTAGAGAGACGATGGATTGGAATTGAGTTATCTCCGGATTATACGGAAGTTGCTCGGAAAAGAGTTCAAGCATTCATTGATGATAAGAAACAGACAAAATTAGAATTAAAAGAAGAGGTGTTATAACCTCTTTTTTGTTTTCTGTATATTTATAACTAAAAGATTTATTATGGCAAAAAGATTTATAATTTCCGAAGAAGAAAGAAGTGATATCCGTTCAATATACGGATTGGTTACTGAACAAAATGAAAGTCCTGAATTAAAGAAAGGTATTCAATGTTTTTTAAATAAAAAAGGACATAGAGATGATAAGAATCAACCACTAAAAGTTGATGGACTCTTGGGTGATAGTGTTAAACAAGCATTGAGTAAATACCAATCTAAAATTGGTGTTTATCCTGTGGACGGTATTTGGGGTCCTGCAACACAAAGTAAAATGCCTGACTCAGATGTTCAAATATTCAAAAGTTGTGTATCTCAAGAAGGTAGTATTATTGATAAAGGTATTCATTTCTTGGGGTTAGATTAATTATGAAAAAATTAAATCAAATTAATGAGTTAACTGAAAAGTGGGAAGGTTTAACTCGTGGTGAGAAAATTTTTGTTGTTGAGGTAATGAAAACTCTTTACCCTGAAAAGAAAAAATTACTTTCAGAGTCAAAATGGTATAATACCGTTGGTGATATTGCGGGTATATTTGACCCAACAGGTGTTGTGGATTTAGTTAATGGTATTAGTTATTGGAGACAAGGAGATAAATTGTTTGCGATTTTATCTTTTATTGCTGCTTTACCTATTTTTGGTGATATTATAGCTAAACCGGTTGTAGGTGTTATGAAATTAGGTGGTGAAGGAGCAAAAGCGTTTAAAGCGGCGACTCTTACTGGTGATGCTGTTAAAGTTGCTGGAGCTGCCAAATCAGTTGGTGGGCCAATTGCTAAAATGGTAGAAAAATCTCCGGCTTGGGGTGAGAAATTAATAACTACATTAAGGTCTTCTATTGGTAAAGTTCCTTATTTAGGTAGTAGATTTGTTAATTTATTGGAAGAATATGTGAAATTATTTACTAAAGCAAGTAAAGAAATGGGTACGACAGGTAAATTCAAGGCTTTCAGAGGTTATGAGGCGTTAAAACCATCCTTCCTTAATAGACTTGTTGGTGGTGTCCCAAGAATTGGTGGTAATGCGGCGACAAGGTCATTAATGAGAAGAAGTAAATGGTATTTGGCATTATTAGATATGTTAGGTATTCATAACTTTGTTGGTCCGGATGAATTGGAACAAAAGGTTACGGACATAGACCAAAAGGTTGAGAAATTTAATAGTGACCCAAAAAATAAAGAATTGTTTAATAGTGAATTTGGTGGTGAAAATAAGGAAATGAAACCAACACCTCCAACTCAACCTAAAACAGGGTCTGACCCAATAACAACTCTATTGGCTCCATTGTTAGGAAATGCGGTAAAGGGTTTGATATAATATGAAAAATAAGAGATGACCTATAATGGGTCATTTTTTATGCGGATATTTTATCACCAATTTTAATACCTAATTTTTTACAGGTGTTCCCTTGAACTTCAAGAATTGTGTCTCCTTCACCAATATATGATTTACATTCGTTGGTATTACAAGGTGGACACTTATGGTATATTTTTGTAATTACATTATTGGATATGAAAATTATATCTAAAGGTATGATACAATCTTTCATCCAAAATCCGTGTTGACCATCAGACATTAAAAATAACATACCATTAAAAGTTTTATCAAATCTCTTACCCATCATACCATTTGATGTATCTTTTTTTGAAAAAACTACTTTGACATTGAATTCTGAATTGCCTATATTTATTATCATATAGATAAATATCATAAATTTAATAAAATGAAAGAGGTTAAACGATATTCCGGAGTAATAGTTAAATGTGGTGACGAGGTTTTGCTTTGTAAAAGAAACGCTACAGGTGAATTACCAGGACAATGGAGTATTCCTTGTGGTCATTTGGAAAAGGGGGAACACCCTATGGATGGTGTGAAACGCGAATTCAAAGAAGAGACTAACTATACATTAGATAATGATTTAAAATTAGTTGGGTTTGTTAAAAGATATAATCGGGATGGTACGGAAATAAAAGGGTTGATGTATGTTTTTATGATGGAGACAGACGAACCAATAAATCCGGATTTAGAAAGTGCGAAGGATGGAGAAGAACATACAGAATGTGGATATTTTAACCTTGAAAATCTGCCATTTGATAATAAATCGGACCAATTATGTAAATTAATTATGAGATTATTGAAAAAAGATTGATTTTTCTAATTTTACCGCATATTTATATACTCATTTAGCCAACAACCCCTTTCTTTAACTGGTTGGAATAATAAAAACCTCAACAGAGTAAAATTTGTTGAGGTTTTTTTTGTTTATATAAATAATAGTATTATCTTTGTCGAATAAAATAATAGAAAGTGGAAAATATGTTTAAGTTTTACGAAGTCGGGGGAAAGGTTAGAGATGAGATTTTAGGTCTTGAATCTAAAGATGTGGATTATGTTGCGGTTCCTAATGACAAATTGTTGCAGGACTTTGATACTGCGGAATCTATGTTCTCTATGTTGGAACAATACCTGAAGGATGAGAAGTTTGAATTGTTCTTAATCACTGCCGATTGTTTTACTATCAGAGCAAAGTTCCCAAAAGACCATAAGTATAGTGGTGTTGCTGACTTTGTGATGGCTCGTAAAGAAGTTGGGTACATTCCCGGAACAAGAACACCAATTGTTAAACCAGGGACACTATACGATGATTTAGAGAGACGTGACTTCACATTAAATGCTCTTGCCAAAGATGAGGATGGTACCATCATTGATTATTTCAGTGGACGACTTGATTTGGAAAGAAGAGTTTTAATCACTCCAAAGTCCTGTAAAGAAACTTTTGATGATGACCCCCTCCGTATTTTAAGAGCAATTAGATTCTCAATAACAAAAGGTTTTAGTTTAAAGTTTTTGGATTACTATATCAATAACTATGACTATGAAACTAAAATGGGGGTCGTTTCAACGGAAAGAATCCGGGAGGAATTATTAAAATGTTTCAAACACGACACATTAAAAACTTTGGAGACATTATACTACTTCCCAACATTAAAGAATTACATTTTTGAAAACAAACTATTGTGGTTGAAACCAACTACAGAACAATAAAATATGGACAAATAAATAAAAAAATAAATTATGATAGTATTAGGGATTATTTTAAGTGTTATTGTGGTAATATTGATGTTGATTGGTATCATTGGTGCCATTCAAGAAAAAAATAGAAAATCAATATGTAAAAATTGGAAAGTTGGTGATAAATTATCTCTGATTAGAAGTGATTATTATAGAATATTGGAAAAAAATAATAAGGAATTTGCAATCCTTGAAGGTTGGGATTTGGATAAACTTTATATTAGTTGTGGTGATAAGATGACTTATCAAGTCAATTGGTCAGTCATGAATTTTAACAAATCTGCAACTTGGAGAGAAAACTATGATAAAGCTAAAGAAGTGATGGGTTGTGAGCCAGGATTTACAGGTGGTGTTGGTGAAACTAGTAAATCTACCGGTAAAAAAGTTGATGGCAAACCGGTGGATTTGATGAATGAGGTTGAGTGTGAGGTTTATTTAAAACAATCGATTGAGAATGAGGACTACGATACTGCGGAGTTGATTAAAAAACGAATGGAAAAATTTAGATAAGATGAGAAATAGTGTGATAGGTTTTATAGTGATAATTTTTTTACTTGTTATAACTTCTGTAGGTTACAAAGTATATTTGGTTAGTGGGTTAAAAAAGGGGGAACATTTATATGAAATCTCCATCCCGGGTAATAAACGTCAAGAGACAAGTTTCTATACTGAAAAGTATGCGGAGAAAGACGGGTGTATAACATTTAAAGATGAGTTTAGTAGGTCACATAGAATATGTGGTATGTATAACATTACAGAATATTAAGATGGAAAAGACATTTCAAGAGAGAATTAAAGAGACGATTGATAACATATGTGATAAACATAAAGTGAGTAATCCATTTACGATTCCCGCTGCGGGTAGAATGATTGTTAAATATGATGGGTTAGATAAAGCAATTGAGTTATTTGAGGGTGCTGCTATACAACATCAAAAAGACCCATTTAAATCTTCGGCGTATAAAGCAACTTTGGAAACAATTTTATATCCGATGAAAAAATAATATAAAAAAGTTTGGTATTATTAAAAAAAGGATTATCTTTGTCGGGAATTTAAATTAAATTAATATGGTAAATAAGTTATTGACTTTGGTGGGTGTTATTTTTTTATTTGTATTTGTTATTATTGGACACAGAATGTATATGGTAAGTCGTGTCTCAATAAATGGTCACTATTATGAAATTACCATTTCGGGTAATAGAACTCAGAACACAAATTTTTTCACTAATACATATGTGGAGAAAAACGGATGTATTACATTCAAAGATGAGTATAATAGAGAGCACAGAATCTGTGGTTCATATAATATTGAAAAATATTAAAAAATGTTTGGTATTATTAAAAAAAAGATTATCTTTGTACCATAGAAACTAAAACATATGACGACAAACACTCACACTATCAGAATTGAGAACGAGAAGTTCGGAAAACTATTACACGAAACATTCGTGGACACGACCCAATTCAAGTTATTTTTGAAGATGATTCAAGGTTGTATTGAATTAAAGAATGATTTGTCGTTCTTCAACGGGATGGATTTCTTAATCCACATCCCCCACAAATATTTGGTAGATTCCATTATCGTAACATCAGTTAATGATTATGATTTGGCGGACCATATGAGAAGTAAAGTAGAGGCGTTAGTAACTAAA